TTCCCCACGCAGGAGACCGAAAGAATCCTCGCAGCCGTGAACAGCGTGGAAAACGCCACGAACGCCCCGGACGACACCGCGCCGGAGGCGGCAATTCTGCCCGCAGAGGCCGCCGTAGAGCCGGTAGAAGCAAATTACCCTGTTGAGCAGGAAGTGCCGCAGGAAAGCCCCGTAGCCGCTCCTGCCGACAACCGGGCCGAGGAGCCTGTACCGGCTCCGGCTGATGCGTTCCCTGTGCAGGAGGCCGAGGTGAATCCCGCGCCGGAGGAGCCCGCGACGACTGCACCGGAGCAGGAACCGGAGACCACCGCAGCCCCGGCAGAGCCCGCAGAGAGCCCCGAGGAACCCACGGCTACGGTAGAAGTACCGACGACCACCCCGGAGCCCGAACTTCCCACGGACGTTCCTGCAACGCCGTTCGCGGCTGCTGCACTCCCGGAGCCCACGGCAAGTCCGCTCCCGGAGAACGACCTGCCGGAGGGTATGGAGGCCGTCAAGGAGTATTCCTATCTCACGGCTGACGGGCAGGGCTCTGATGCACAGCCAACCGGCATTGAGTACGTCGAACCGGAGGTGCAGGCGCAGACTACGGAGGAGGCTGCACCCGCAGAGGAGGCCCCGGTCAACACGACTGCCCCGGCCGCCAGTGACGCGCAGCAGGAGGCCCCGGCCTCCTCCTCGGACGCGCCCAGCATTGGCGAGACCGTCAAGCGCATTATCATCGAAATCAACGGCAGCGGCTCCATCGACGTCGGCGGCATGAATGAGGAATTCGTCCTCGACATTCTGACGCGCCATGCAAAGCCGGTCCTTATGAACATCATCAAGGGCGAAATCTTCGAGGAAGGAGACCTTGCCTATGATTTTTGAGAGCAGTATGCAGCTCTGGATTACGCACAACGGAGAGCGCGAGAAGCTGCGCTTTCCCGTTCTGCCGACGAAGTTCGACGTCACTCACGGGACGAAGAACACGAGCGTCACCATCAGTGGCCTCGGCGAAATCCTCGTTTTGCAGGACCGGGCGGCCGTGGAGGTATCGTGGGGCAGCTTTTTTCCGGCCGCGTATTTTCCGGGCATCCAGACGCCATTTATGCTGTCGTCGCCGGATGCGATGATACAGCGGCTTTTCGAGTGGAAAATCAGCGCGAAGCCGGTGCACCTCATCCTGACCGGAACGCGCGTAAACTTCTACGCGGCCATCCAGAGCTTGCAGCCTTACAGAAAAGGCGGCGACCCCGGGAGCATCTACTACAAAATCAAGCTCAAGGAGTACAGAGAGGTCAGAATCCGGCAGGTCAAAGTCAGCTCGACCGGAACCGCGACCGTCTCCGGCGGCTCCACCCGAACAGACAACCGAGTGCAGGCGAAAACCTACACGGTCAAGCCCGGAGACTGCCTCTACAACATCTCGAAATCGACCCTCGGCGACGGAGGGCGGTACAACGAAATCTATTCCCTGAACAAGGATAAGCTCAAAAATCCGAATTTGATTTATCCCGGACAGGTGTTGCAGCTCCCGTGAGGTGAGGCAATGGGCAAGATTACATTTCTCGTCACAAAAGGCGAGACCACCTACGACATGAGCGAGCTGGTGGAGAGCGCGACATGGAGCGGCCGAAAGGGCTCCCCGGCGCGCACTCTTTCCGTATCGCTTATCGACGATGACGGCTGGAAACACGCCCGTTCCGGCATTGACGTCACCAAGGGGAACCACTGTGTTTTTTATTGGGAGGGCGCAGAGCTGTTTCGCGGCATCATCATGCAGCAGAAGCAGAGCACGAAAAAGACCATGACCATCAAGGCCTACGACGTGGGTATCTACCTGTCGAACAACAAAGACAGCTTTTGCTACAAGCAGAAAAAGGCGTCCGAAATCTTCAAGGACTGCTGCGACCGATTCCAGATTCCGTACAAGGACGTGGCCGACACCGGCTACGTCATCTCGGAGCTGCCAAAGGCCAAAACGACAGCCTGCGATGTTATTCTGGACGCCTTGAGCCTCACGTTCAAGGCCACCGGCATCAGGCATTATGTGACGTCAGCCGACGGGAAACTGAGCTTGATAAAGCGGAAAGACAGCATCTTGCAATGGGTGGTGGAAACCGGCCGGAACCTTATAAGCTACGACTACACTTGCAGCATCGAGAAGGTGAAAACCCGCATAAAGCTGCTGTCTAAGGAGGACAAAGTGCTTGCTGAAAAGGCGGACACGGAGCTCGAAAAGACCATCGGCATCATGCAGGACATTTCCACGCCCGACAGCAACACCGAGGAGGCAAACCTCACGGACATGGCTGAATCCATGCTCGCAGAGCAGAAGCTCCCCAGCAAAACGCTGACAATCGAGGGCCTCGGGCAGGCAAGCGTCATTTCTGGCGTCGGCCTGTGCATCATCATTAGGCCGCTCGGCATCTCGAACAGCTACTATGTAGACGAGGATACTCACACATTCAAGGGCAACTACCATGCGATGCGCCTTACCTTGAACATGGCAACAGACACCGAGCGGAGCGCAAAGGCGAGCGATGAAAAGAGCTCGACCTCGCACTCCGTCGGCGATAAGGTCCAATTTTCGGGCGGTCCCCAGTACGTTGCGTCCACCGCGACGTCTCCGACCAACAGCCCGAAAGCGGGACCGGCGAAAATCACCGCCATCGCCAAGAGCAAGAACGCAAAACACCCGTACCACATCATCCACACGGACAAGCAGAGCACCGTCTATGGATGGGTGGACGCCAGTCAAATCGGATAGGAGGAGCTGCACATGAACCCGGATGAAGCGACGAGCCTAAAGCAGCTCTTTCTATCTATACTGCCGAAAGACGGCGGCATCGTTGTCGGTACGGTAACGAAAGAGAGCCCGCTCACCATCCAGATAGAGAACGACGAAAAGCTCGAGATCTCTGGCAGCGCGCTCCTCGTCCCCCGGAACCTGACCGACTATCAAGTGAAAGTAGACATCGCCCTCGCGGACGGCAAAATCGACAGCAACACCCATGTGGGCGGCGCGCACGGCCACAAGTTCCAGCTGCTCGATTCAAGAGGCGGAGGAGTGACCGGCCTCGTTGGCTGCCCGTTCGAGGGCGATAAGGACAAGCCCGTGGGAGACTATCACAAGGTCGAGAGCAGCAAGGAGAGCGCGCACATCCACTCGCTGAAAACCTTTTCCATCGAGAGCGGTCTGCTGACCGTTTACAATGCGCTCAAGACGGGCGAATCTGTCTACCTCCTCCGCTTCAACGACGGTAAGAGCTACTACGCTCTTGAGAGGGCTATCGTATGAGCAGAGTATTTATTCCCATTCCCATTTCCGGCATCGAGGAGGAGAAAGAGCAGCCGTCGCTCACCTACAAGCTCGACCTCGATACCGGGCGCATCGTCGGAAAGGTTGACGGCCTCGAAGCCGTCAACCAGTTTATTTCGAAAGCACTCCTTACTCCGCGTTTCCACTGCCTCGTCTACGACAACCAGTACGGCAGCGAAATCAAGGACACTATCACGGACGAGAGTGCGACAGAGGAGCTTATCAGGGCGGAAATCCCGAGACTTGTGGAGGATGCACTCCTCTGCGACGGCCGGATTCTTAAAGTCTATGACTTTGAGTTTGAGTTCAACGAGGATTCCTGCAACGTCCACTTCACGGCGGACACTATTTACGGGACCACAGAGGTCGAGGAGGTGATATAGAGTGTTTGAAGCCCAGACCTACGACAAGGTTTTGGAGGAGATTTTGAGCCGCGCGCCGGACGGAATCGACCTCCGGCAGGGCAGCATCTTCTACGATGCTGTCGCAGGCATCGCTTTCAAAATTGCCAAATACTATGCAGACCTCGAACAGGTGTTCGAGATGGTGTTTCTGGTGACGGCGACCGGCGATTACCTGACGCTCAAGGCGGAGGAATACGCCGTTTACCGGCAGGCAGCCGCGACGGCAAAGTACCGCATCAAGTACGACGGGGAGCTCCCGGAGCTCGGGACGCGCTTCTTCTGCAACGGCCAGTATTTTGTGCTGGCGCAGGATGACGCCCTCGGCATCTACATCGAGGCGGAGAAAGCCGGGACGGAGGCGAACGACATCCCGGCCGGAACCTCTGTTGTGCCGACCGACACGCAGCGGAGCCTCACAGCCTGTTCCATCGTCGAGGAACTCGAACCGGGCGCAGACGACGAGGACGACGAGAGCCTCCGAAAGCGTGTACAGGAGAAAATCGCCGGACCGGCAGAAAACGGAAACCAGCAGCACTACAAAACGTGGTGCGAGAGCATCTCCGGCGTCGGCCGTGCGCGCATTGTTCCCCTTTGGGCGGGAGAAAACACGGTCAAAGGCGTTCTCATTGACACGGAGGGCGGCCCGGCGTCTGAGGCTGTTGTGCAGCGCGTACAGGAGTACATCGACCCGGGCGGGACTGGCCTTGGCGAGGGACAGGCCAACATCGGCGCGCACTTCACCGCGACATCCGCCACGGCGAAAAGGGTCAACATCTCTTTCTCCGTGACGCTTGCAAAGGGAGGAGACCTCGCCAGCGTCAGGAGCGCAGCGCAGACGGCCCTCAAAGCTCAAATCAAGAGCATCAACCTCACCACGGACGACAACGAAACGCCTACACTGCGCATCAGCACGGTCGGCAACACGATTTACAGCCTCTTGGGAGTGCTGGACTACGCAAACCTCCGCTTCAACGGCCAGACGGCAAACGTCGAGGCCGGAAAAGAGGAGGTATTTGTTTTGGGGGAGGTGACAGTAAGTGAAACCAACCCTGTATCCTAACGGATTCCCCAGCGCATACGAGGAGCTGAAAACATTCTACCCGGTGTTCTACCGGGACGTTTTCGAGATGGACGCTATCTGGCGCGCAGCCGGAGGCGGGCTGGACGAAATCGAGGACGGCGTGGACGCTGTTGTCAACAACAACTTCGTATCCCTGATGGACACGGATGCGCTGGCGCAGATGGAAACCTTCCTCGGCATCCCTCTGAACCAGAAGCGCACCCTCGAGGCGCGGCGCAAGCTCGTCGCCTCGTACTTCATCGGCGGCAACCACATCGGCGCGCGAGAAATCAAGGACATCACCCGGGCCTTTACAGAGGGCACTTGTGAGGTCTCTTTTGTGGGCGGAACGGTCTATATCCATGTGAAGTCCGACATCAAGGACACGCCACCGGAGGATGACTATTACTACATCCTGCGAAAGAAGATACCCGCGCACCTCGGCGTATACACCAACATCGAAATCGAGTTCTCGGAGCGGCTCTATGTTGGCTCGAACGCACTCGAGGGCAACCGGTACGACATTGTACCCCCGCCACCTGTCGGCCAGAGCGCAGCCGGAGAGCTGCGCACCGGCAGCTATATCACGCAGAGCGACAGGACTGGCATCGACCTGCATCCGCAGCCCGGCATCTCGTTTGAGACCGGGCTCCACGCAGCGGCCGTCGTCCTCGAATCGAGCAAAACAGACGTTGACCTGCCTGCACCGGAGCGGCGCAGCGCACAGAACGTGCTCCACGCCCGCACAGGCATGGTTGAGAGCAGCCGAACGGCCGCAGACATGATTCTGTATAGCGGCTGGGAGGACAGCGCAGAGAGCACCGTAAGGACCGGTGCGGCCTATGCGCAGACCACGTTCGTCGCTATCGCCCCGGCATTTCAGCAGGGGCGCGCGGCCGCAGCATACACAGCCTGGACTGGCTGCGGCGTCATCGAGAACACACACTACATTGTGCAGACAGCACAGAAAGGGAGTATCTAAATGGACGGTTCTATTACCACCAACAAAGGCATTGCCCTTATCGGCAAACTGCTGGCGCAGAAAGGCGCATTGCAGATTACTCGCGTCGCAGTCGGTGACGGCACTCCTCCTGCATCCCCGGCAACGCTCAACGCCCTCGTGCATGAGCTGAAAAACGCCACCATCGAGAGCGTGGACAACCCGAAGAACGGCGAGGCGAAAATCGTCGTCACCGTTTCCAGCATCGGCGTGACGCAGGGCTTTTTCGTCAAAGAAATCGGCGTCTTTGCAAAGGACACCGACGGGAAAGAGATTCTTTACGCCTACGCAGGATTCTCCGACAACCCCCAGTGGATTCGCCCCGAGGGTACGGCCATCACCAATGTGGCGACCTACGACATCAACACCATCATCGACCGCGTTTCCGAGGTCAAGGTCACTATCGACCCGTCGAGCCTCGCCACTAAGGCAGACCTCACCAAGCTGGACGACCGTATCTCCGCACTGGAACGCAAAGAGCACGTCAAAATCTACGGCGTCCGCTGGCCCAAGGGCGCGAGCGCAAGCAAGGGCGAGCGCATCTACGACAGCGTCGGCATGACGGCGGAGGCTGGCGTTGGTAGCCAGACCGTCACCAACGACTTCGACAAGGCTTACCCGTTCGCAGGCCGTCGCCGCTGCAACGGCTACCGCGACGCAGACCGCACGTTCCATGTCACTGCATACGAGGGCGAGCCGGGCTACACCACAAACGACCCGGCAAAGCTGGTGTATGTCGAGACGCCGGAGTTCTACTACTTCGACGGCATCGACGGCGACTATGAGGTCATGGCCGTGTCTACCTACCCGGTTCCGGGCTTTGAGTTTATGCCCCGCACCTACTCCGCCGCCTACCTCGTCGCTATGGAGGGCGAGACCGACAGCAAGAAGCCCACGAGCCGGAGCGGCGTATTCAGCGACTACAACAGCCTGAACGGATGGGCGACCGACATCAAGAAACTGGGCTCCCAGTACACCGGTATGCTGGCGGTCGATAACTACATCGACGGTCTCCTGATGATGGTTGAGTTTGGCACGAAAGACGTGCAGACTGTCATCATGGGCGCAAGCACCCTGCCGTATTCTGATTCTCATGTTGCACTGGCGGCAGAGGACAGCGCGAACCGCATCCTCATTACGAAAGCGCAGGCAGCAGACTACGTCGTCGGCCAGACTATCAGCCTGTCCAAGAGCAACATTTGGAGCGATGAAGTTGCCAAGAACCGCATCGTTACCAAAATCGAGGACAAGAGCACGGACCAGACCTACCTCTACTTCGACGGCGCAGCAGTCAGCATTGCCGAGGGTTGCCATGTGAGCTCCCGCCCGTGGGTGAACGGCGCAGCCGATGTTGTGGCGGCCAGCTCCGGCTCCACTGTGGACAACACGAGCGGCAAATACCCCTTTATCTACCGTGGCAAGGAGAACCCCTATGCAAACGCATGGGTCAATGTGGCGGACCTGTTACATGTCAGAGAGGGAACAGAGGGCAATTACAAGTATCACATGGCCTATCTGCCCGACCCCACCAAATACGCAGGAGGCACGGTATCGTCCGATTATGTGCAGCTCGACTTCGAGATGCCCGGGCAGGACGGCTATGTCAAGGAGCTTGGCAAAGACCCGCGCTATCCTTTCATCCGCGTAACCAAGACAATCGGCGGCAGCTCCTCCACCTATTACGCTGACTATTACTGGTACGGACGCAACGCGGTCAACGTGGTGCTTGCTGGCGGCGGCCTCCTTGATGGCCGGGGCTACGGCCCTCGTTGCTTCGCCTGCGACATTGCCCCGTCGCTCTCGAGCTGGGCCCGCCGCGCGCGTCTTTCTTAAAATACCTGACAGCAGGGGATTGGGGGCGGCCAGCCCCCTTTCTTCTTCTGTCTTTTTCTTTCGCTTTTTAACTCCAAACAGGGACTTGGTGTGCTCTGCTCGCGGTGATTGCTGGCGGCAACCTCAATGATGGCCGGAACTACGGCCCTCGTTACTTCAACTGCAACAATGCCCCGTCGAACTCGAACTGGAACCGCCGCGCGCGTCTTTCTTTATGCGTTCCCATAAATTATTGCACACCATTTCGCCGCCCTAGAGGCAGCCGGACCCGGAGAACGGGCCGCCTTGCCACTCGGCAAAAATACGCCACATCAGGTGGGAGCTAGTAGGACCGGACAGGCCTCGAAAACCCTCAAGGCTAAAAGAAAGAGGTGAATGCCTGTTGAAAAGGGCAGGATTCCTGTATGAAAAGCTCCTCGACAGAGAGCTTATCAGGGACGCCATCATAAAGGCATCACGGAAAAAGCGTCGCCGGAGGTCGGTTAGACGCATCCTGAATAATATCGACCATTACGTCGATGAACTCTACACCATGATTGCGAACGAGAGCTTTACGCCCTCACCGTACCGGAGATTCCAAATCAAGGACGGCGCGACGCAAAAGGTGAGAGAAATTTGTTGCCCGAAATTCTACCCCGACCAAATCGTCCACTGGATGATGATACTCGTTCTCGAACCCGTGTTTATGCGCGGGATGTGCGAAACGAACTGCGGCAGCGTCCCCGGGCGCGGCGCGCACTACGGAAAGAAGCACATTGAGAAGTGGTACAAGCTGGACAGGAAGAACACAAAATATTGCGCAAAGCTCGACATCCGAAAGTTCTACCCATCGTCTAAGGCCCCGGCCGTTATGCAGGAACTGCGGCACGTTATCAAGTGCAAGCGGATGCTGCGGCTGTGCGAGACGGTGCTGAACAGCTCGGACGGCCTGCCGATTGGCAATTACACCTCACAGTGGTTTGCGAACTTCCTTCTGCAGCGGCTCGACCATTTCATCAAGGAAGTGCTCCACATACGGTATTTTGTCCGGTACATGGATGATATGTGTCTCTGGGCATCGAGCAAAAAGCTCCTGCACAGAGCGGTAAAAGCAATCAAGAAGTTTCTAGCGGGTCTCGGCCTCGTGTTAAAGGCCAACTGGCAGATATTCCCGACGGCTGCCCGCGCGGTGGATTTTCTTGGATTCCGATTCTTCCGCGAGAAAACGACCTTGCGAAAGAACCTCGCTCTGCGCTTGAGGCGGAGGGTGAAGAAAACCTACAAGCATACCCAGAAAACAGGCAGAGTGCGAGCGCGGGACGCAGCAGCGGTTATGAGCTACTGTGGATGGCTGAAACACGCACATTGCCACGGCTTTTTCGTGAAGTACGTTAAGCCGTATGTGAACTTCAAAAAGCTAAAGGAGGCTATCAGACATGAAGCGAGAATACGCGCACGAACCGCCTATTGTGTCGGTAACGCAGCTCAACCCCGAACAGTGTGAGGTGCTGCTGCACGAGAACATCAACGCGGAGACCCGCACCACGACCGGCGCAAACGGCGAGGAGCAGACCACCGTATACACGGCACAGGAGTACACCCTCATCATCCCGTGGCGGGAGGGCATTGAGGACAGCATCAAGGCCAACGTCCCCGCGTGGACCGAAATGGCGCGCAAGCGGGAACTCGAGGAGCTGCTGCCCAAAAAGTTGGACGAGCTGGATAATGCCTGCCGCAAGGCAATCGTCGAGGGCTGCTGGGTCGAGCTGGCGGACGGCTCCACCCAGCACTTTGCGCTGACGGAGGCAGACCAGATTAACCTCAACGTCGCGCTCGAAGCCGTGAAAGCGGGCGCGGATGGCTATCCCTATCACGCGGATGGTGAGCTGTGCTGTGTGTTCAGCGCGGCCGACATCAACGCTGTCGCAGCAGCGGCCGTGGCGCACAAGCTCTACCACACCACCTATTTCAACCACGCGAAGCAGTGGGCCACCCGCGCCAAAACGGCAGACGAGCTGGCCGGTATCCACTACGGCGCACAGCTCCCGGAGGACCTTGCTGCCAATATGGCAAAGGTCATCGCTAGTGTATCGGGCCAGTAAGGCAGCCGCGCTGTTCCTGACAGGCGGCACGGCCTACGCGTTGCTTGAGACGGCATGGCGCGGTCACACGCACTGGACGATGTTCGTCCTCGGCGGATTCCTTTTCCTGATTCTAGGCGAGCTGAACGAGGGCTTGCTCGAATGGGATACCCCGCTCATTTTGCAGGGCGTCATCGGTTCGGCCATCGTGACAGGAGCGGAGCTCGCAACCGGGATGATTCTCAACGTCTGGCTCGGCCTCGGCGTTTGGGATTACTCCGGGATGCCGCTCAACTACAAAGGGCAGATTTGCCTCCCATTTAGCATCCTGTGGATTTTCGTGTCCATCGCGGCCGTCGTCCTCGATGACTGGCTGCGATACTGGCTGTTTGGGGAGGAGCGTCCGCATTACACACTGTTCCGGCGCGGCGAGAGCCGCTGAAAGGAGCCGCCAATGAACCGCGAGGAGAGGCTCGAACAGCTTTTGACGGCCACCGTTAAGCTGCTCGACCAGTGGGAGGAATACTCCCTCAAAACGAACTGCGGGGAGCCGGAGGGCTACGGAGCAGCCCGCGCGGTGGTACACGCAGAATTTTCCGTACTCAAACAGACCGATAAAGGAGACGTCGAGAATGAGCGTAATTACCTTTAAGCCGAACGACCACACGAAAATCACCACAGACTTCGAGCGGCACGAGTTTGCCTGCCCGTGCGGATGCACGGCGCAGATGATTGACCCGGAGCTCGTCCAGAAGATGCAGACTATCCGCACCAAGCTCGGCAAGGCCATCAAGGTTACGTCGGGCTACCGGTGCGTGAAGCACAACGCAGACCCGAAAGTGGGCGGCAGCCGGACAAGCCGCCACCTCTACGGCATTGCGGCCGACTGGCGCACGAAGGACCGGAGCGTAAACCCCGTTGCCCTCGGTATCATCGCGGCCGCACAGGGCTTTGGCGCGGTCGGCATCTACTGGCACGACAAAGCCGCCATTGTCCACACCGACACGCGCGGAGGCAAGGCTACATGGCTTTGCGTCCAGCCCGGCGTGTATCCCAGCACCACCTACAACAAGTTTGTCCTGCCGACCATCGAGCAGGGTTGCGAGGGAGCCGCTAACCGCGCAGCTACGGTTATGCTGCAGCGGCTCCTCGGCATCCCGCACGACGGCAGTTTTGGCCCGGCTACCACAAAGGCACTGATGACGGCCCAGCGTAAGCACGGCCTTGTCCCGGATGGCATTTGCGGCCCCAAGAGCTGGACCGCACTGTCTGGCGCAAGCAAGTACCTGCTGTGAGGGGGGTGATTCCAATGTGGGAGTTTATCATCCAGTATTGGGCTGAGTGGGCTTTCGGCCTCCTCAGCGCGGCGGTCATCGCCGTCGCGGTCAAGTACAAAGCCCTCCTCGATGGCGTCCTTGCCATCCTCCACGACCGTATTTATCAGGCTTGCCAGTTTTACCTCGCGCAGGGGTACATTGACATGGCTGGCCTGAAAAACGTCGAGTATCTTTACCGCAGTTATCACGCCCTCGGGGGCAACGGGACAGGCACCGAGCTTTATAACCGTGTCAAGGCCCTGCCTATCCGAGGCTGATTCACATCGTTCGAACCGCCTACAATCCGTAGGCGGTTTATTTATAGCCCCGGCGTAGTCCGGGAGAAAGGCATCTCCATGAAGTACAACCACAAAGTTTCCGCCGCCACCATCGCCCGTACTGCTGCCCTGCTTCTGGCTCTGACGAACCAGATTCTGAGCGCGTTCGGCAAGTCTCCGCTGCCCATCGAGAGCAGCACTGTAGAGCAGCTCGTCACTACCGGCATCACCACCGTCACGGCCCTGATTAACTGGTGGTACAACAACTCCTTCACGCAGGCCGCTATCGAGGGCGATAAGACCTACGAGAACGTCAAGAACCAGATTCACTAAGGACGCCCCAGCAGCTGCCACATAACAGCACGAGCCTCCCGGTATTCCTCGCACAAGAGGGCCGGGAGGCTCTTTTTTTATTGCCGTTTTTTGCAATATCTTCCACGGAAACGCACTTAAAACAGCATTTCCGGCGCGGTTATTCTCGTAAAAAGACATTTTCGGGACAGAAATGCACTTTTTGATACATTTTCTATCATTTCCGTGGATAACCGCAGAAAAACGGCGCGGAAATACCAGAATGACCCGAAAAGTGGAAAACTGGGTGGAAAAAGTTGATAAAAGGGTCATGCGAGACAACACACGCAGTTGTCCCAAAATACCACGAAAAACAATATAACCGGAGCGGAAATACCGTTTTGAGCACATATCCGCGCGGATATACACTGAAAACAGCATTTCCGGGTATTTCCGGCGAAACAATCGACAAAGTAGAGTAGAGCAAAGAAGAGTAGAGTAGAGAATATATTATACTCAGCGATTTTTCAATCGCTTGCGCGAAAGCCGTTGCCATTGTCCCTTTTAGGTGCTATCATAAGAGCACGACTACCAACACAGGACAGGAGGACAACAGTTATGGGAAACACAACTGCGTCCCTCACCCGCGAACAACTGTTCGGGGGGGGGTAACAATCGAGAAAACCGGCCTCGGCATCAAACTGGCCGCGCTCTCTATCGCAATTTGCATGACGCTCACCGGATGCGGCCAAACGACAGCGGCCAGCAGCTCGACAGGCGGAGCAGCCTCTAATGAAAAAAGCTACTCTGCAAGGCAAGAGGACACGCAGGCCCTAGAGAATGCGGTGAAAGCGGCACTTGATGAAAAGACCGCGATGGAGGTATCGAGCGTCGATGCTTTCGAGAACAAAGGTGAGTATTCGATAACCGTTCGAGTAGTAGCGGCCGGAGGCTACTATATGCCGGACGTTGCAGAACAGACGGCGCAGGTGTTTTTTGACAAGGCACAGGAGCTTGGTCTAAATGCAACGCAGTATGTAGTCACGGAATACAGCGAGAGCAACACCGGAGCCAAAGAGAATATGTTGGCTTGGAATAGCGATGATGGGGTGACCGGCATATACTCTGACGACAGCGGAGCAGAGCCTGTTGTAAAAATCGGCGTCAGCTTAGACGCCCTACGCGAACTGGTCGGAAACGTAAAAGAGCCGGAGAACAGCGAGGAGATAATGGAGCTGTCGGCCGACTATCAAGGCGAGTGGGAGAGAATAGGCCACGAAAAGTACGAGCGGCTTGTTGTGAGCGAGAACACGGTGAATACCGTGCTTTTCGAGACTTCAAAAGATTGGAGAAAGAAAAAGACCGTTACGCAAATTTTTACGTTCTACTTTGGAATAGACGAGGAAAAAGGTCTGGTGGTAACGAACCAGCACAAGCAGGTAATTCAGACCGTGTCGATGAACGAGCAGGGAGAAATCGAACTGTACGATAAGAGCTTGGACGAGACCGAAACGTATCGAAAAGTGAGCGACAACACGGACGTCCCGACAGTGGGACAGGTGTTATCTGATTGAAATGACCCGGCAAGTGACGAAAGCCTCCTGCGGAGACCCACAAAGCGTCACGGTGGACAGGCGGCAAACTTTACGACCAGACCGCAAAAGCCCGAAATCGAGGTCCCGGAGCCGTGCTCGTGGCGTTCTACGGCTCAACGCAGGAGAAAGCACTCCGAAAAGCTACAGGCAAATAGCCAGCAAGTTAAAATCAGCCTGCGGGAGACGGCCCACAGGGAGGTGATGGAGAGGGCTGCACGGGGACCACGAACAGCCCTCCCGTCACAATGGCTGCTCCGAAACGCCCGCAGCGGGAAGAACGGCGCGCGCAAATCCTGTATGCGCGGCAGCGGCTCGACCGCTGGCGGGCATAGGAGGCAAGCATGGAACAGTCTATTTATGAGCTCTACATGGAGCAGGTCAACCCGCAGGACACTAGCGACATCGTACAGGCAGAGACCGAACTGGCCGAGCTGCTCAAGCTGGTAAACGACCGCGAGCTCCGGGATGCTATTGACCGGGCGGCAGGACACGTTGCCTACCTCCGAGAGGCGACGGCATTTGAAGCTGGATACAGCTTTATGCCGAAATAACAAAAGAGAGGTCCGGCGCTACACCGGACCTCTTGTTGTGTTCTTGAATCAATCAGAGGGAAAGCATTTTTTGTCTTTCTGCACCAGCCACCAGAGGTAGGCAGAAACGCTCATCCCACGGTCGGCAGCTTTTGCTTTTATCAGGTTTTTCCCTCCAGCGGGGAACCTGACCGTAACGGCATCGTAATGCGATTTATTATAAGATGCGACGTATTTCGCCTGATTAAATTCAGCCATTTTCTGCTCCTTTTTTCTTTGCACGACAAGCCCGTATCCGCAAGGCGTTGACACTTGGATACTCTGCGCCCTGCATTCCTCGATTATACGGAGTATAGCTCAGAACGGCGTTCCGGGTCATTCCGAGAGATTCGGCGATTTCATCAATGCTCTTTCCGTCCTCCCGCATTTTTGCGATTTCAAGCGAGAGCGGGCTGGACCACGCCCCGGCAGTGATTAAAATTTTTCTGGTCTTCTGCTCGCTGATATTGAGCCTCCGTGCAATTCCGGCCACGCTCAATCCCTGCTCGTTCAGACGAAGGACCGACGTTACAAGTGCATCCATATCTGTTCCCCTTTTCAAAAGCCCGTCAAGCCGATAGCGCAGCCACATCATTTATTTGTTCAGCATATCCATCACGGCGTTGTAATGCTTTTCGTATTCTTCACCAACAGCAAGCTCTTTTTCGGCTTTTGCTTTCTGATAGGCCCGCTCTTCGCCGTAGATTTCGCTTTCGATATCATCGGGGATCTCGACGAATGCCTTCTGCTTTTTGCCATTGGCCATCACGTATACGCAGAAAGCGTAATGCACGTTCTCCGGCCAGCGACCAGTCTCCTGCTTGTATGCACCGGCCTTCATTTCACGACCGTTCACGAGCAGGGAATTGATGGTGTACTGCCACTTGTGGCAAGGGACCGTAACCTCGTTGCCATCATTCCAGAGGGTTTCTTCGGTGATGACCTTCACATCAATGTCAAGAGCAATCTTTGCGCCACGAGCGGTAGTCCAAGAATACTTCATTTTGTTTTCCTCCGGTTGTTTTGTGGGTGTTCTTCTGACACCATTATTATATCACATATGATTGCATATGTAAAGAGATTTTGAAAAGTTTTTTTGACAATGCAAAATATTTTTTAACAAAAAGCCTCCTAAAGTCCCAAGTATTCTTCAATCGAAAGACCGAGCGCAGCAGCGACGGCATGAATTTGATAGACATCACGCGGGACACGGCGACCGGCTTCCCAGTCCTCGAGCGTCCGCAGCGAGACGCCGGAGAGCTGCGCCAACCGGGTGCGAGTCAACCCGCGAGCCTCGCGCAGCCCGGTGACGCGGACGGCGACAGGAGTTAAAGCTGACATCTTGAAATCCTCCCTTGATTCTGATATTATAAAAATGCCGGAGGAGTGAGGCGTTGCAAGCCGTTTTCTCACTCCCCCAGCGTTTCAGAACTCAGGCCGCCGTCATCGGCCTTTGTTCTTCATCGGAGAGCCCTGCTTACTTGTTGAGCAGGGCTTTTACTTTTTCCATGGCCTCCTCGAGCGTTTTGCTGTTACGCATAAGCTCAAGAATTTCACGGGTCCGGTTCTCCTTTGCCTCGTCGCGAAGCACCTCAGCGGTATTCATTTCGTCGTCCATTTTGTTTCCTTTCTGGCCTTGCCACCTTACTCGTTGAGGAGCAACCCCCTCAACTGACTATATTATACCACGCGAGCGCGTGGAAAGCAAGAGCAAAATGGCAAAAACTTGAAATATTTTTGCGTACCTGTGAAAGATTTACTGCTCGATGTACCGAAAGAGAAAACCGCCCGCATGGGGCAACTTTCCCTTGCATACCTTTCCGATTGCGCTGTCATCCAGACCGGTAGCACGGGAGGCAGCAGCGATACTCGGATACTCATGTATGACCTGATTTGTCTTGCGGTCAATCTGGCAGACCGGAGCGAGCGTTGAGCCGTGATAGGCACGGACGCTCCGGCCGTATCCGTCGCCCGGTTCGGGAGCTGTTTTGCCGTTCCACTTCGCACCGGATGCAAGACCGCCAAAAAGAAAGCCCTGCATCTCGTAGGCGCGAGACAGACGCCCCAGCAGCGTGTCGAGCTGGTCGCGCTGGTTGCGGTCGAGAGACTTGAGGAACGTGTCAATCTCCTTTTCGGCCTCGACGACCTCCTGAATCCCGACGTGCAAAACGTCGTTTTGCTCATACTTCTCATACAACGTCCGATAGACAGCAGCCACGGTACAGGCCTCCTTACATCCCGGCTATAACATCGGCGAGCTCCTCGGGAGAAGCATTCACCCAATCTGCGAGCTCTTTCTTTGTCTCCTCGTAATCTTCCAGCACGACGGCAGCAGCCTCATTCTGCCCGTCGATTGCCCGCCCGGAGGACAGGTCATCCGCAGCGACAAGACGCAGGATGGCGACGGCGCGCCGGAGGCTCATTTTCTTTCTTCCCATTCTGCGGACACCTCCCCATCTTTGTAAAAGAGCTTTGCACGGCGCAGGCGGAACGCCTCAAGAATGAGCGCGAAAGCCGTGTCACACGTTCCAGACACCATCTCAAAACCCGGCATTTCCCACAAGCCAGCGTTGTAAAAAGCGGCAGCCAACTCGACGATGATGCGCTCGTTCTGGCTCAAATTGAAAGCCTCCTTTGCGGCCGTGAACATCATGTAGTCCTCGCCGATGACGGCAATGCGGAGCTCCGGCCAGCGCGTGAGCGCGGAGAGCAGGTACAGGGACGCGCCCCAATACGGATTGACGCGCCCGGATTCTGGATTGACGATGTGCGGAATCCGCCGAAGCTCAGACAGGAACGCGGCCTCGTGCTCCGGGCTTTTGTATGTGATATTGATTTCCATGTGAACCTCCTTACATATCGACCGAAACAAAATGATGGGCGTACCAGCAACCGCGACGGCGAAAGAGCCTGACGCGGGTGGTAAAGAACTGACCGGAGCACCCCGCGCCGTCATAAAGGTCGTCGCGGTAGGCCCGGTGCATATAGAACCATTCGAGAACGCTCTCTTTTGAGAGGGGAGAGAGCTTCTCGGGCAGCTTAACGAGCTCGACGAAAGAATCGAGCTCGTCACGGACGATGCTACAATCGGAAACCCGATTGACGTACCCCCGGATGTCGCGCTTGAGCTGAATGACAAAGTTCTCGACGCGCTCACTGCGCACCGGACCGGGAAAACGCTCGAACATGAGCAGGTCATCGTATGCCTCCTTGAGGCTGTCGTAATCGTGAATATCGCGGGTCA